AGGCCCTGATAACCATGCGGACCAACCCTGAGAAACGAGCGACGCTCGACGCGTTTCAGGCGCAACTGGCGACGAAGGTGATGGCCGGCATCGTCTCGCCTGAAGAAGCGCTGCTGCACTATGAAGCCGCGATCTTCGAGGCAACCGAGTTTCGCTCGGCGGACAGCGACTGGCGCCTTTTGCGTGACTACGACGCCCTGCGCACGCGCTAACTCGGTCTGTGCTGGGATCTCATGATACAGAATGAAACCGTTTTCACCTGGACCGCTCAACGCGAACGGGCGGCATTGCTCCTGGCCGAAGATGAACTGAGTGATGAAAAGATTGCCGAGGCCTGTGGCGTAAAGCGCGTCACGCTGCACCGCTGGAAGCAGCATCCGGAATTCGCCGAGCGCATCGCCGATCACGTCCAGGCGCTCGAAGCCGAGATGCTCAAGTTCTCCATTGCGAAGCGTCGTACGCGTATCGCGGCGCTTGAAGATCGCTGGGAGCGGATGCAGCGGATCATCACTGAGCGCGCGGTCAACGAGGATCTCGGCGTTTATTACCACGAACGCAATGCCGAAACCCAAGAGGTGACCGCGGTTCGAATCGCACCGGGCTGGACAACCGGTCTCTTGGTCCGCAAGGAAACCAAGGACACCATTGAATTCAAGGTTGATACGGGTCTCTTGAATGAACTGCGTGCGCACGAGGAACAAGCGGCAAAAGAGTTAGGTCAATGGACCGAGAAGAAGGACCTAACGAGCGGTGGCGAGATCATCAAAGCGTACGTCGGCATCGACCTCGATAAGGTATGACCACTCCGGCAAGCGCCCACTACCCGAAGAGCGTGCGTATCAACCGTATGGCGCGTCACTCGATCTGTTCTACGCCCGTGACGACGAGGTGCTGCTGAGTGGCCCGGCCGGCACCGGCAAGACGCGCGCTGTTCTCGAAAAACTGAACCTCTGCGCGCAACTCTATCCCGGTATGCGGGGCCTGATGGCTCGTAAGACGCGGCAGTCGCTCACCCAGTCGGGACTGGTGACCTTCGAGCAAGAAGTCTTGCCGGTTGGATCGGCCGTCGTCTTCCACCACGAAGATCAGGAATACCGCTACCCGAATGGGTCAAGAATTGTCGTCGGCGGTCTCGACAAGCCGTCGAAGATCATGTCGACGCAGTTCGACATGGTGGTTATTCCGGAAGCAACCGAGTTATTCCAAGACGACTGGGAGAAGCTCACCACGCGGCTCCGGCACGCGGTGATGCCGTATCAGCAGATCATCGGCGACTGCAATCCGGACTCGGAATATCACTGGCTCAAGCGACGCGCCGATGATGGCACCCTGCGACTGATCGAATCACGACACGAGGATAACCCGAGCGTCACACCCGCCTATCTGGCGAAACTCGATCGGCTCACCGGCGTCCGCTATCTTCGGCTGCGCAAGGGCCTCTGGGTAGCGGCCGAAGGCGTCATCTACGATGGCTACGATCCACGCGTTCACCTGATCGACCGCTTCGACATTCCGGCCACGTGGTCGCGTGTCTGGGTGGTCGACTTCGGCTTCACCCATCCGTTTGTCTGGCAATGCTGGGCAGTTGATCCCGATGGTCGGCTGTACCTTGAGCACGAGATCTACTTCACGCATCGACTGGTCGAAACCCACGCACAGACGATCCTGAACGTCACCAAAGGTCAGCCGCGGCCGATCGCGATTATTTGCGACCACGACGCCGAAGACCGCGCCACCCTTGAGCGCCATATTGGCTTACCAACGATGCCCGCATACAAGGGCGTGACATTCGGCATTCAGGCGGTCTCCGAGCGCTTGCGACCTGCCCTTGATGGACGGCCGCGCATCTTCTTTCTCCGTGACGCCCTGGTCGAACGCGACCCCGAGCTGGTTGAGGCGTATCACCCAACCTCCACGGAGGAGGAGTTCGGCTCCTACGTCTGGGATATCCGGATGGGTCAGAAGAAGGGTGATCAGCCGGTCAAGAAATACGATCACGGCATGGACACCTTGCGCTACATGGTCGCGGCCGTGACGCCCATTCCGACCGCCGCCGGCGATGCGATCGACGTCTACGACGAATCCGAAGTCCACATCTCACGCTACTAGGGAGCAGCAATGTTCGAGACGATCCCGCCTCCTGAGAACCTGCTGCTGACGTTTACCAACATCGGCATGGCTGTCTTCCCGCAGGCGATGCAGGTCGTACTTGACATGGCGGAAGCGCTGCGGTTAGCGCCGAACCAGACCGCAATGATCGTGGGCAAAGCGCTAAATGATCCCATCGTAGGGATTCCTGCCTTGCGGCGCATGGGCATGAATTTCACTGACGAACATACAACGCAGGTAAAGGCGCTGGTATCTGCTGGCGATATGGCTGGCGCTCAGACGCTGATTCTCGGCGACGTGACGCACGAACTTATGACACAAGGCGAAGGGTAGCAACACGCATGGCACGTAACCGCCGATTACAACCCAACGGCGCGTCCGCGACTATGCCCGCCATGCATACACTCGCCACAACGGAGACGCTGGAACGCGAGTACGCGTCCGACGTGCTCGTCCTGAACGAGCGCCTGACTGAGCTCGAGCTCGAGCTGGAAAACAACTCCTGGGTCCGCATGGCCGACCGCGCCGAACGCGACTTCTCGCGCGTCGGCTTACGCGAGATAGCCCGCACCGCGCGACTGGCCTACCTGAAGAATCCATTGATCAACCGGGCCGTCACGGTGCAAGCGCAGTACGTCTTTGGTCAGGGACTGAGCATCACCGCCGATCACGAGCTGGTGAACGACGTGCTGCAGGACTTCATTGACGACACCGGCAATCAGGACGCGTTCACCTCGCAGCAAGCCCAGATGGAGCTTGACCAGCAGCTCACCGTCGACGGCAATCTGTTCTTCGTCCTCTTCCCGAATCCGACCACCGGCATCTGCAAGATCCGCCAGATCCCCTTCGATGAGGTCGACGAGATCATCACGAACCCGGACGATCGGCAGGATCCCTGGTTCTACAAGCGATTGTGGACTGAACACGCGCTCGACTTTGACTCTGGCGTGCTGGGTGAGCGACAGCGCACGGCCTACTACCCCGACTGGCGCTACCAGCCTGCCAGCAAACCCGCGACCATCGGCGGCCACCCGGTGCTGTGGCAATCTCCGGTCGCCCATCGGCGCATCGGCGGCTTGCGCGACATGCTCTGGGGCGTGCCGGAGATCTATCCGGCGATCGACTGGGCCATCGCCTACAAGGGTCTCTTGGAGAACGATGCGACGCGCGCCAAGGCGCTCACCCGCATCGCGCTCACCCTGGTACAGAAGAACAGCACGCCGGCGTCGCGGGCCAAAGCACAAACGTTGCTCGGGACCACCGTCGGTATTCAAAACGGCATGGCCATCGAGACCAACCCGCCGGCAACCACCGGCGCGACGATGGTGCTGGGTGAGGGCAACGAGTACAAGGCGATGAATCTGAGTGGCGCGACGTTGCCACCGGACCACGCCCGACCGTTGCGACTGATGGTCGCGGCCGGGACCGGCTTGCCTGAAACGTTTTTCGGTGATGCCAGTGTCGGGAATTTCGCCACCAGCAAGACGCTGGATCGACCGACCGAACTGAAATTCGTCACCCGTCGTGAGATCTGGCGCGATTTCTGGCTGGACCTGGGCGCCTTCCTCATCGACCTCTCGGCGAAAGCCCCCAACGGTCGCCTGCCCAGTCAGACGCTGAAAGACGCCTTTGGTCAGAACGTGCTGATTCTGGGCAACGACAAAGCGACCGACGAGCCGATCAGCCCGCGCGTCAGCGTGACCTTCCCGAGCATTCTGGAGCACGACAAAGCGGCGGAGATCGGCGCGATCATCACGGCCTACACCGCCAACGGTCAGGCGGCATCCGGCCTGGTTGATCCGAAGACGATCACCCGCATGTTGCTCGCGGTGTTGGACGTCGACGATATCGATGAGGTGATGGACCTGGTCTACCCGCCCGAAGACGAGGGCAGCGACAACGAGACGCAGGACGCGGACACCACGCAGAGCACGACCGAGGCCGCCTTTATGGAGGCGGTACGGGCGTTGACCGCGAAGGTGCGATTGCTGGCATGAGCACCAGGACCGAACTCCTAGAGGCGCTCGAAGCGTTCTTGCGTGAGGCGAGCAAGGTGCGCAAAGCCCGTGCATTGGCGCCGCTCGAAACCAAATTGACACCGCTCGTCGCCGCGCATTTCCGCAACCAGGCGGCCTTGTTCCTCGCCAAGTTCGCCGCACTCAAGGGCACGATCGCCGAAGCTGATACGCCGCCCGACGATGACTGGGAGTCGCTGTGGGGTGACGTCGCCGATGCAACCTCGCCAGATCTGGTCGATACCCTGCAGCAGTACATCCAACTGGCGCTCCCGCTCGGCGCCAAGGCGATCTCGGACGATCTCGGTATGGCGCTCGATTTCAAACTCGACAACCCGCGCGCCGTTACCTACCTGAAAGCTCACGGCGCCGAACTGGTCACCAAGATCGACGAGACGACGCGCGACGAGCTGCGCACGCTGATTTCCGACATGACGGCGACCGGCGAGACCTACGATGCGATCGCCGCCGCCATTCAAGACACGTTCGACGGCTTCGCCGATGGGCGCCCGCAGCTCCATATCGAGAGTCGCGCGCATATGGTCGCGGTCACCGAGATGGGCAACGCCTATGCCGCCGGCAACGCGGCCGTCGCCAACGATCTGTCCGACGCCGGACTCACCATTGAGAAATCCTGGATGACGATGGGCGATGACCGGGTCTCCGATGAATGCGCGGCGAACGAAGCTGAGGGCTGGATACCGAACGACCAGGCGTTTAGCAGTGGCGACGATCAGCCGCTGGCGCATCCGGGCTGTCGATGTGACGCCGCCTATCGCACCGTCGCCGAGAAAGAGGACGCATGAAACTGACGGACAAGCTTCGCGAGGCCGGACGGGTCTTGTCGAAGGCGAACGAAGACAAGCTCTCTCAGGCCGCGGACCATATGCAGACCGCGCACGGGCACGTGCAGGACGTCATCAAGTCGGTCGGTGGCGAGCCCGGCGACGGCATCGCCGAAGCCTACAAGCCAGCGCCCTACAAAGCGGATGCCGACGAGGACGTGCAGTGCCCGAACTGCGACAAGATGAACTCGCCGGACGCCAAATTCTGCGACCAGTGCGGCTTCAAGTTGACCGGCGCCAGTGGGGTCAAGGTCGACGGCAAGATCATCGAAGCGCAACGCTCCTTCGGGCAGCTCCGCCAGACGGTCAACGACGCGGTACGGGCGCAGTTCTGCCCACAGAACGACTATGACTGGTGCTGCGTCTACGTCAACGACCTGTATGACAGCTACGCCATTATCGAGAACAACGGCGATCTGCTGAGCATCCCCTGGGCGCTCAATGCGGACGGCACGGTCACCTTTGGCGAGCCGACGCCGGTGATCGTCACCTACGCGCCGGCGGCTGACGCGACCGGCGATAACGACGCCGACGGCGATGACGGCGTGCTGGCTCCGGCTGGTGTGCCGACCATGGAGTCACGACGCATTGGCGACAACGCGTCATTGACCGGCGATATGGTCCCGCTGGTCGAAGCGGCCATCGGCGACGATGGCGCGGCGAAGATCAAGCTGATTCAGCCGGGCTGGGGCTCCACCGGCTACTACCCGCCGGACGTGCTCAAGCGGGACGGCCCCAAGGCGTTCCCCAAGGGCACGCACATGTACATCGATCATCCCACCCTGACCGAAGAGTCCGAGCGCCCGGAACGCTCGCTGAAGGATCTGGCCGCGACGCTGACGGAGGACGCGGAATGGATCGATCGCGGGCCGGACGGACCGGGGCTCTACGCCTCGGCGCAGGTGCGCGAGGATTTCAAGGGGCTCTTGAATGAGATCGCGCCCTATACGGGCGTCTCGATTCATGCCTTCGGTAAGGCGAATCCGGGGACCTTCGACGGCAAGCATGGCGACATTATCGAGAAGATCCACGAGGCAACGGTCACCCAAAACAGTGTCGACTTCGTGACGCGGCCCGGTGCCGGCGGTCACGTGTTGGAGTTATTCGAGGCGGCTCGTGCGCCGCAGAAAGGCAAGGCCGCTGTGACGGCTGAGAATACCCCACTCAATGAGGCGCAGACGTTACGGATCGCCCGCCTCGAAGAAGCGCTGGTCATCCGTGATGCGGAAACGTTCATCGCCGTCGGGCTCCGCAGCGTCGACCTGCCCGACATGACCCGCACGCGCATCGCCGAGGCGCTCACCAAGAACCCGCCGGCCAAGGATGGCGCCCTCGATCGTGAGGCGTTGGCCCTCAAGCTTGACGACGCGGTCAAGAGCGAGACGGCGTACCTCACCGAGGTTGCCGGTTACGGGCGCGTTTCTGGCATGGGCTACAGCCAGCCGGTTGATACGAGCGACCCGGCGAAGCTTCAGGAGTCATTGACCGACTCCTTCGTCGGCCTGGGACTCTCGCCAGAGGCCGCAAAACTGGCGGCACGCGGACGCAGCTAACACCCCATCAATAACCCCACCTGTGCATGTGATTATCATCTGAGAGGACCGCAACCATGGCGAAGAATCGTGTCTACCGGTGCGGCGACGAACTGTCGCTGGCCTGCACCGATCCGGCGACCCCGGCGTCCGGCGATCCGGTCGTAATCGGCCAGATCCCCGGAGTGGCGCTCGTTAGCGAAGATAGTGCCGGCAATACCAGCGTCGCCCTTGAGGGCGTCTTCAACCTGCTGGTGGCCGGAATCGACAACAGCGGCACCTCCGGCGCGGACGCCAATAAGGCGGTTGCCGTCGGTGACATCATCTACTACGGCACCGGCGATACGCCGAAACTGAGCAAACGCGCCGATGGCGTGCAGTTCGGCTATGCCCTCGGCACGGTCGCCTCTGGCGCCACCACGACCACCATCGCGGTCAAGATCCACGCCGCCTAACCCAGTTCCACAACCTGACTTGATTGATCTTGGCGGTCACCGCCTGGAAGGATTGCCCCATGACTGCATCGTTGGACTTTGCCCGCGAATCGATCGGGCGTGACCTGGCGGCCGCCAATGCGCGCTGGTCGGCGTCGATCTCAAGCGAATCGCCGAGCTTCGCGCAGCTCATTAGCGAGGGCGCCCGTGATCAGTCGCGGCGCCAGCGTGGCACCAGCAACCCCAAATACCTCACGCTGCTCGGTGAAGCGGCGCGGCTCATCAGCCGGGCGCAGACGAACCGCTATGACGCGTTCATGCTGCAAGAGGCGATGAGCACGTCGGATTTCCCACTCTTGATGGGTGACATCCTCGACCGCCAGTTGCTCGCCAACTACCAGATCAGCCAGCCGAACTGGATGGCCTACTGCAAGGCCGACACCGTCAACGACTTCCGCCAGAAGCGGCTGATCGGCACCGACGGTGCGCGCGGGCGCTTCACGGCGTTCAAGAAACCGCAATCGACCGATGTCCAGGAGTCGAACAACTACTCCGAGACCGGCTTCCTCTACTCGGTGGATGTCTACGAACGCGGCATCGCGCTCGACTGGCAGATGATCATCAACGACGATCTCGGTGGCTTCAACGCGATCCCGGACAACCTGGCCGATGGCGCACGTCGCACGGAGTCCTACACCGTCACGAGCCTGTACGCGACCAGCTCCGGCCCCGACGCGACCTTCTTCAGCGATACCCACAAGAACAAGATCGATGTGGCCAACGGCGCCGCGAACGCGAACCCGGTGCTCTCGATCGCCGGCTTGCAGGACGA